GCGCCCGGCCTTCCTGACGCTTTCGGCCTTGGCGACCATACCGCCCTTGGCGTAATGCCGCGGCGCAGCATACCGCAGCACGACCGGGAAGGTCTCGCCTTCGCCGGAGGGGTTCACGCCGGTCGGTTTAGCGGAGAGGGGATCGTCGTAGCGGAACAGCCGCGAACCAGTTGCTGACATCAAACCGTCCCTTCCAACATCGGATATGCGCGCATGGCCCATTCGCGCCAATCCGAGAACTGATATGGGTCAGGGAGGGCGCGCTGCGCCATGGAGGGCGCGCGGACAAATCCCACCGCGTAATCCTGCCACTTGTCCGGGTCTTGCAAAGCGCCGAAAGCCCAGACATCCGGCACGGCCAGTAATAGCGCATCCATGTATTGCTGTATAGTCAGGCCGCGCGGATCGATCATGTCTCTTCACTATCCTCCACGGCACCAAGCAGCGTACCGTCGCCGGGCTGCACATGTACAAGGGTCTGGCCCATCTGGTAGTCGCCGCCGACAGTGTTGCTCTCGAACAGGAACCGCAGCTCCCGGCGCTGCTCCTTGAAGTAGACCACCTGCTCCTCGGGCGTCGTCGGCGACTCGACGAAAGTCTTGATCGGCCCGCTCACCTCGCCGGCGCGGCTGTTCGCGCGGCCCTTGATCCGCACGGGCATGTCGCCGGACTGCACGAAGTCGGGCTCCATGCACTCTACTCCCACGGTGCGGTTCTGCCCGGAGAGCGACGGCAGCGAGATGTCCGAGGTCTCGAAATAGCTCTGGATCGGCGAGATGTCCGTCCCGTCGATCTCGTCGACGCCGACCTCGTGGACCCAGAACTTGTAGGGCTGCGTCCACGCCAGCGTGAAAGTCGCGTTGTCGTTGCCGGGGCCGACCACCCCCGCCGGGTTGGACGGGACCGTGGTGTAGCGCCCGGCGTTACTGATCGTGACCCCGGTGATGACGCCCAGCGCGACCGTGGCCACGGTGATCTGCGCCGTTATACTGCCGTTGCCTCCAACGATGTCGAGCACGTCGCCCACGGTGTAGCCGGTGCCGCCACCGACGAGGGTAACGCCGGTCAGGTTATAGTCCTGCTGCTCGACGCCGCTCATCAGAGGTTTCTGGAACGTCAGCGCGGACAGCGCCGCGCCGCGGCCCAGACCCGGCAGCGCGGTGTCGTACCAGGTGTTCTCGCGCACGTTGTAGATGATCGCGTGGTTCGGCTCCGTGCTGTCGCCACGCGGGAAGCACCACCAGATTTCACCGTAGCGCGGAATCTTGAAGGCGTAGATGCGCTGGCGGTAGGCGTAGTTGAGCTCATCGAAGAAGAAGTTGAGGTTCATGTCGTTCGGAAGTTCCTTCACGACGCCGTTGAACATCAGGAAGCGATCTCGTCCGAGCCAGTAGAAAATACCGTCGTAGTCTACCACCGAATTCGAGGCGAGAATGGACATCTGCGTCGCGAGAGTGTCGAACTGGAAGACCTGCGTGCCGCCGACATACGACATGCGGAGCAGGCTATCGGCGGACCACAGCAGGCCCGAGGGGCTGTAGCCGGGACCGCCGCGCATCGGCATGCCGCGCACGATCTTCTGCCCGGTGACGTAGGCGCTGCCCGCGCCCGCGACGGTGAAGTCGGTGAAGTCGGGGGTCCACATGACGAACCCGTCGTTGCCGAAGCCGACAGTGTAGGGGTGCAGCGATACGATGCCGCCGGACAGGCTGTAGCCTGCCGGGAACGTCGTGGTCTCGGTCAGCGCCGAGAGGCCGAACATGAGCCCGTGGAACAACTCGCCTTGCGTCGCGCTGCATATGCACTCGCCGTTCGGTGCGGCGTGCGCCAGCAGGTTCAGGTTCGAGCCGTCGTGCTCGGCATCGAACGTCCATATGGTGTTGGCGTTGGCAGTGAGCCCCGCCGGGGTGCGGTTGGTGATAACGCTGGTGTTGTAGCTGTTGTCGATGACGAACCGCTCGACCGCAGTCGCTGACCCAGCGTGAATGTAGGTCAGGTCATCCTGCATATACTCGTAAAGCGAGCGCGGGAGCGCCTGGAGATACTTGTTGATCGAGCGGTAGCCGCCCATCTTGCGCGGGTTGCCGCGTTGGAACCGGCACCACTGTGCGTCGACGTAATTGTCGCCTTCGAGGCGGGTGCCGTCCCGCTTCACGCCGGGCGCCGACTTGAGGACGATGACTTCAGTGCTCACGGCCTGTTCCTGCAAAAGTCCATGAAACCGCTGCCGTTCTTCACGGTGTAGGTGATGATGATCGCACCTTGCGCGCCGTCGCCGCCGGTGCTCGTGCCGCCACTGTTGTACCCGCCACCACCGCCACCCGCGCCGTAGAGCCCACCAGCGCCGCCATTGTTGCCTGCCCCAGGGCCGCTGCCGCCACCACCGCCACCGCCTGAGCCGGCCGTGCCGCCGGCGGTGACGCTGTATTCCGTGCCCGCGCCGCCTGCGCCGCCTATGTAGCCGGTTCCTGTGACGACATCCGCGCCGCCGCCACCGCCGCCGTTCGCCCCGGCACTCGGCGGCGCTCCGTTCGCTCCGCCTGCACCGCCTGAGTAGTTCAGGCCGCCTGCACCACCTGTCGCGCTGCTGGTGCCGCCCGCCGAAGCTCCATTGGCCCCCGCGCCGCCTACACCGCCGCCACCGCCACCGGAACCGGAGAACAGCGAGCCGGTAGTCCCGCCGTTGCCTCCGGCGTAGCCCCCGCCGAGATCGCTGCCGGCCGATCCGCCGCCGCCGCCGGAGCCACGGCTACCTCCGCCGGGGCTCCCGCCTGCGCCGCCTGAATACTTGGTGGTGCCGACGGAAGTCGCGGACAGGCCGCCGGTCTGGTTGACAGCACCCTTAGCGAGCGCGCCATTGGCGGTCGATGCGGGCGCACTGTTGGCCGCTTTGTTGATCCAGGTGTCCCCGCCCGAGGAGGGCAGGTTGGGCGCGTTCTGCCCGGCGCCGCCGGTGCCGATGCTGACATAGCACAGGCTGACGCCGCGCAGGGATACTGCCGAGGAGGCCCACGCACCGCCGCCACCGCCGGCGGCAGACCAGTCCGTCGGGTCTGTGCTGCTGCCCCCGCCACCGCCACCGATGCACACCACGGTGACATCGGTGAACGGATCAAGGTCGGCAGGAACCGTCCACGTCGTGCCGGAAGTAACGAGAACCGTCTTGGTCGCCAACTCAGACCTCCTCGGTGATAGCGGTTATGTCCCAGCGCGACGTGTTGGCATTGTAGATCGCGCCGATGTAAAGCGCCTTGTTGGCCGTCGTCGCGATGGTCCAGTTCGAGCCGGATACCGTGAACCCGCCGACGCAGGGCTGGAACGACTTGGACGAGCCGCCGGTGAAAGTGATCGTGCGGGTGGTGCCGTTGTCCTCGACGCGGAACACGATGCGCTGGCCGTCGGTAGGCGTGCCTGCGTCGGCGCTGATGGTGAACGCGCCGCTCTGCGCCGTCGCGCAATACTGGTCGTAGTTGTCGCTGTTCCATGCCAGCGGGGAGCCGATGCTCGCTGTCGACGACACGCGCGCCGTGATGCGCTTGTTGGTGAGGGTCTGCGTTGCTGTGACACCGACGAACCCGCCGGTCGGCGGCGCGGTATCCACCAGCGCGCCGGCACCGTTGCCGACGAGGTAGTTGCCCGCCGTGACGGTCGTCAGGCCAGTGCCGCCGTTACCCACGGCCAGCGTGCCGCTGATATGTGTCGTCAGCCCGATCTTGCCCCACGCGGGGGCCGTGGTGACGCCGCCGGAGATCAGCGCGTTGCCTGTCGCCACGTCGGCCAGCTTGGATAGCGCGGTCGCGCCCGAGGCGTAGAGCAGGTCGCCAACCGAGTAGGAGACAATGCCGGTGCCGCCGTCCGAGGCGTTGATCGGCAGCGAGACGCCTGCCGTCGCGGCGTTCACCACGTCGGTGCCGTCGCAGTAGTAGATGCCGCGCGAGCCTTGCGAGATCGTCACGGCGACGCCGCTAGCGGTGTTCAGGTCGAGGTTGAAGCTGCCGGTGGTGTCGTTGTCGACCCAGTATTGCTGGACCGTCGGCGGCACGATCACTTCCACGTCGTTGGAGAGCACACCGATGAACTTGTAGGCGATCCGGTTGAGTTCGGCCCCCGCCAGCGTGTAGGTTGCGCCTGCGCCGGTGAGGTCGATCGAGGTGTAATCGAACGCGAAGACCGCCTGCTGCCCAAGGCCGAGCGTGAACCACTCCAGCGCATCCGTCGTCAGCGACACGCTGTCGCCCGGGCGCAACACCAGCGTCGTTGCCCCGTCGATGGTCTCCGCGCCGCTGGCGTCCAGCGTCATGTCGCCGCCACCGTCGTTGTGGAACGACACGAGGTAGTTGTTGCCCGCCGTAGCGGCTGCCAGCAGGTTGACCGTGCAGGCCCCGGTGCCGGTCCAGACCAGCATGGACGCGCGGTCGGTGGCGAGCAGGGTGCGCGGTGACGAGTTGAACGTCGTGACCGGCGTGGATTGCGACAATTGGTTACTGGTGACGGTGATGCCGTAGCCAGCCAGCGCCGACGCCTGCACCGTAGCGGTGGACGCGCCATACTGCACGACCTCCCAGGCACCCGCCGCCGTAGCGACGCTGGTCAACCACACCTGCCACTGCTCGCCGACGGCGACTGTGGCTACCGCTCCGCCGGCGTTGTCGAGGATGTCGAACGAGTCGGAACTGCCAGATACGTTGTTGAACAGGATCGTCTCGCCGGTCGATGCCTGCGTGGCGTCCGGCAACACAATGTCGTGTGTCCCGCCCGAGGTTGTCACGTCGATGATTCGCGCCGCCGGGTAGGTTGGGCTGTTGCTCTCCAGCGGCCATTCAAGTTCGATGTTGGCGCTCAGCGCGACGGCGAGGTAGCTCGGGTCCGCCGCGTAGATGGTCGTGCCGCCGAACACAGATGAATATGACATCTATCAGGTCTCCTTGCGCACGGCAGCGCGGTCGAGAATACGGCCAAGGTCTTCGCCATTGGCGATTGCGGCCGCGCGGTCGTACATCTGCTGCCACGTCGGAATGCGCTCGTCATTCTTGAGGAACGGAGCGGCCTCCAGCAGTGTGCCGTAGAGCAGCAGTTGCGGTGCGTAGTCGGTGAGCCAGTTGGTCTGGTTTGTGTCATCGAGCAGCGGCAGGAGTTCGTAATAGGCGAACTCGGCTGGGTATTCCGCGTCCGGCGTCGGGGCGATGAGCCAGTGCTGGTAGTCGTAGTCGCTGTAGAACAGCGGCTGGTCGGTGCTGGCCTCGTTGGGCCAGTAGGACCGCAGGTACTCGTAACTGCGCGGGTAGAGCACCGTCCGGTTCGCGAAGGTCGCCCCGGTGCCGATGTTGACCGACACCGTATCGCGCCAGCGGTCGGGCTTGGCGTAAACCGACTGACCGACGACCAACGTCGTCGTGACGTAGTTCTGGAAGCCGAGAATCTTGAGTTCGGCAGCCGCCCGGCGCTCGGCCAGATTTATGAGCCGGGGTATCTGGTCGTAGACGACAGGGTCCGTGGTCGCGGAACCGCCCCGCTCCAGATACCGGCGAACGTCCTGTTTGAGCGTTTCGTAGGTTGTCGTGGTGGGCAACGGCTCCGCTCCCTCGCTGTGATGGGCAACCCCGCTATATCATCTTTCCGGCGCTTTGACAGCATCCTCCCACGCCTGCCCCATCAACCAGTGCCGGGCGGCGCAGGAGGCGTAGGACGCCATGATGTCGCTCTCCCAGATGGCGCGGTCAGGGTCCAGCAACGGGCTGGGGATCGGCGGCAGGCTCGCGCATGGCTGCTTCAAGTTGGCCGGCGGCGGCGGCATTGGCACGTTGACGTGCGTCCGCGAGCAGGCGGACAAGATCAGGAGGCACGGCGCACTCCACAGGAACCTGGACATTGCGGTATATCTCCCGAATCGTGTCGCGGCGCTCAACGGCTGCTGGCGCCTCCACGGCACGGAATTGCTCGAACTTCTCGGATGCGCGTCCGATGATGCGCTCCATGTGCTCTTCCTGCTTGTCGCCTCGGGCAACGGCGGCCAGTGTGTCGCTGTCTGCCTTCCAGTCGCGCACGGACCAACCCGTGAACAGCCCGAGCAGAAGCGCCCCTGCGGCTGCGTAGAGCCCGATTGACTTCAGGGGGTTGATGATGGCTTGTCTCCCGGTTGCGTGGGGCCGCCCCGAGAGGCGGCCCCAGCGGTGTCTGCGGCTTAGGCGGACTTCCGCTTGGTCAGCACAGACCACGCTGCTGTCGCCACGGCCATGCCCGCAGCCACAACCGCAGCTACGCTCTCCGCGCCGATCCAGCCTTTGCCGGCTGCGTAGGCCACCACCGGACCGAGGACCGCACGGACGATGCCTCCGATTTCTTCTGTAGTCATTATCGTTCTCCTGTTGCTCAAACCGTCCCATCGATCAACAGGTAGGGGACGACTACCTTGCGCCAGTTGGCCTTGTCGATCCGCTTCACAAGGTCGTGAACGCTGGCGATGAAGTCGGCATATTGCGACGGGTGGACCGTCTGGCAGCCCTCGCTGCTGGTGGTGCCGAAGCCGCCGCGATGGATGTTGATACCGAAGTGGCCGGTGTCGGGGTAGGGCGGGTCGCCGTCGCGGATCACCGTCACCGGACCGCCCGTCTGCACAAGGGCTTCATACTTGCCCTTGTGCAGGCCGCATTGGTGCGCCTGGTAGAAGCCGGGCTTGAGCGAGGCCATGCCCTTGCCCGCGCCGGTGCCCCGGCCCTTGCGATAGGCGGAAGGATCGGTGTTGCCGTTGAAGGCGGCGAAGAAGCCGGGAGCGTCGATGAAAATCGCGTCGTCATAGATGCCCCGGTCGTTCTTGCCGGGCGCGCCCATGGCGTCCTCGTAATACCCGCGAATGCCGACGATCAGCAGCGGATGGTCGGCGATGTTCACCCCGGCGGCGGCGATCTTGGCGCGAAGCTCGTCGTGCTTCATCTGCGGGCGGGACTTGGGAACCATGGCCGTGCTGCCTCTCCTTCGGCGGGGCTAATCCGTCATCTTCAACTCGCAAGGGAGCGGGATTTTCGCCTGCGTCGTTATACGGTCCAACGTCCGCACAGCGCAACCCATGAACTCGGTGCGGGCTTTCAGTTGCAATTCAGCCCGCTTCAGGCGGTCGTCCAGCCGTTCAATCTGGTGCTGCATCGTCATTTGCCCGGTGAGATACCCGCTCCACATGGCTACGCCGCCGGCCATCACGGCCCACAGGTTTTTCTCCAGAAAACCAACCAGGCCGCCGCGGGCCGCTGTCACCGAATACCTGCGCCAGCAACCAGTACGCCGAGCCGAGGCCAGCACCAATGTAGAACAGCTTTTCCAACATCGGCGACACCCCAAGCTGTGAGCAGAGTGAATTGCACCCACCCGGTTACTGTATTCGACTGGTAGTACGCATGCTCGTTCCCGGGAGTATGCGAGACCAGAAAACCAACGTGAAACATGACGAGTAAAGCGAAACATGCCCCTACAGCGCGCTGCGCGAAACCTGCAGGTCTGCGCAGCACAATAGCCCCGGCGACGGCATCGATAACTATGTAGGCCGGGATGTCCATGGGCGGCAGAAGCCACGGAACGACGCCCGCGCCCATCAACGCCAGCCACGTCCACCCCTTCGTCCACGAGTTCATCAGCGGCAAAAGCAGAAGCATGGCTATGTGCCAGACGGTCACGCGCGCGGCCTCGGACGGTTAGGCGACGTGGGCTTCGGCTTGGGGCGAGGAAGTGAGGGTGGCATGTGGTCCTCCAACGCTATTCGAGGTTTTCGAGCTTGTAGATAGCAGAAAGATAGACGCCGGTCACGCTGTCGATGAGGTTGGCGATCGCGCGGTTCCCTCCGCACAGGGCGTCGTGGTTCTGCTCGATCCACTCCGCGTTGGCCTTGAGCAGCGGCAGCGCGTCGGCGTGCGCGGTATCCGGCGCCGGGATCGCGCCGATGATGCCGTTGACCGCCTGATGCGCCTCGACCAGCGCGTCCAGCGCGCCGACGATGTCGTCGTAGAACGACCCCAGCGCCATGTGCCGTGCGTAGCTGCCTTTGCCCTTGGCGGTCCAGTGTAGGAAGTGGGCGACGTTGCGTGCGTAGAACACGCGGGAGATGAGTTGCTCGATCATAGGCTCAGTCCGTCAGCGGCACGTCGGGCCGGGGGTTGCGCAGCGTGATGTCCTCAGTCTGGCGAGGCGGCAGTCGCCACGGGTCGAACACGTCGAGGTCTTTGCGGCACACCATCAGGCCTGGTGCGTTCGGGTCGGGGTAAAGGTCGTCGAGCGACATCTTGATGCTGCACCGGCCGCAAATGCCGATGCCGTAGGTGGACTTGCCGGTCGGATCGAGCCAGATGCTCATGCCGTGTACCCCGAGATGTCCGGCGCCAGCATGAACGGGCTGTCGTCGGCGTTGCTTTGCCATGCCGCGTCGAGCGCCGCCGCCGCACGGGCCGCGACCGGAGCCATCATGGCCGGGTCGACCTCGATGATCTCGCAGGCCAGCCGGTCGGCCAGGGACCACACGATGGCGTCATACCACCGCTGCGGCACCTCTATCTCTTGAGTCAAGGTGCCCACGTCCATGATGTGCCGCGTCGCCCAGACCACCACTTGCGAGGTCGTCGCCTCAGCGTTCGGGACTGGCCACAGCCGCATGACCGGGGACGCGGCTTGCCGGTCAAGCCAGTATTGGAGGGGCCGGTTGCTCGTGAAGCTCTTGTTCGGCAGCGTCGTGTAGTTGTCGACGTTGATCCGCCCCATCGGAATCTCGCTGGGGTTGTTGCCGGTATAGATGGTGTCGAAGTCGAGCGTGCCGCTGGTAGCGCGGACCCGAAAGTATCGCGACGCGACAGACTGCACCATGTCGAACCACGTCCAGTCGCCCGCGATAGCGTCAGGAGTGTCGGTCTGTATCACCGTCCACGTCGCGTTGTCGTCGCTGCGCGCGAACTCCAGCGGCGCGGAAGCCGCGCTCCACGCCACCCCCACCGTAACCACGGACGTGTCGTCGGTGAAGTCTATAACGCGCGCGGTGGCGCTGTCTGTGTTGGTGCCTGTCACTTCCGTCGTGGTGCGCAGGTTGGCGCTCAACAGGTCGATGGTGCCCTCGAAAGTGGCGATGAACCCGACCCCCTCGTAGAGCGGGTAGATGGACTTCTGGTTGCACCACGAGGGGGCGCCCTGCACCGCGAGTTCCGATAGCAGCAGGTAAAGCGCGTCGGTCGCCGTGACGATGTATTCTGCGCTGATAAGCTGCGGCGGGATGCGACACCGCCGGAACGCATGGTCGATGACCTTGCGCGTATCGAACGTGGTTTGCGATACAGTGCCGGAATACGCCATGGGTCTATCTCCACCGCCTTATTGCCACGCCGGAGGCGTATCTGGCAAGGTTTACTCTAATCCTGCGGCACCAGCGCAGAGCGCGGTGTCTGCGCCACCGGCATAGGGCCGCGTGAGATAACCGGGTCGGCAGGCATCGGGTCGCGGCCCTCCACAGGCACCCGCATCGCCGCCCTCGCGGTATTTGGCCCCGGCGCCATGCCGAGGCGAGGATACGTGTTCGACACGCCCCGCCGCCTCGTCTCTACCCGGTACTCCACCGAGACAGCGCTCTGCAACGTGCCACCTAGCACGAAGGCTAGTGAAGTTTCACCAGTCACCGCCGTGTAGCTGCCGCCGCTCAGCGTCCCTGTCAGGGCGAAAGTCAGACTCGTAGCCCCGGTCAACCCTACTGGAGCATCGGTCAAATCTCCCGTCAGCGCGAACGTAAGCGCCGTAGCTCCGAGCAGCACCCCAGTTCCGTCGAGCGTGCCGTTCGCTGCAAATGCGAGGGTGGTAGCGCCTGAGAGCAGGCCTACGCCTGACAGCGCCCCGTTAGAAGCGAATGTGAGGTTGGTAGCGCCTGAGAGCGCGCCTACGCCTGACAGCGTCCCGTTAGGAGCGAATGTGAGGGTGGTAGCGCCGGTCAACACTCCGGTCCCGCCCAGCGTGCCGCTTGGTGCAAACACGAGGGTGGTGACGCCCGTGACCAATCCAACCCCGGATATGGTTCCGCTGGGTGTAAAGGCCAGGGTGGTGGCGCCCGAGAGCACGCCCGTGCCGGATAGTGTGCCGCTCGACGCAAACGTTAGCGCCGTAGTTCCGGTTATGTCGTTGCCTGACGGCGGCGTGATAAACTCTACGCCTAGCCAGCCTCCGCGGTAGGCGTCCTCGTCGAACCAGCCTCCGGCTAACGCATCGGCGCCAAAGAAGCCTTGGCCGGACATCGCCGGCTACCAACTATAGACGATACAGTAGCCCGGCCCGCCCGCGCCGCCGTTACCGCCAAGACCGGGGTTCATGCCGACACCACCGCCTCCGCCGCCGCCACCACCAGTGCCGCCTGCGCCGCCGTCGCCGGCATTGGTCGCTGCGGTAACAGTTGTCCCGCCACCGCCGCCGCCGCCCCCGCCGCCGCCGCCGCCGCCGTGGCCGCCCGTCCCACCCGCCGTCGGCCCCCCCCCCC